TGGCAGTACGACGTCGAACACGCCGACGCGATCTGCCGACACTGCAACACCCCTGACGGGCAACACCCCCGATGGAACGCATCAGCCTGGCTCGGCAAACTCCAAGCCCAAACTGACACCCAAATCGACGCCACCGCCGAGAAGCTTCGTGACCCCGACAGGGCCGTCACAGCCACCCAAGCCGCCACCATCTGGGGCCTCTCCACCGACCAGGTGTACGTCTGGGAACACCGCGGGAGCATCACACCCACCGGAACCGACTCCGATGGCCGGAAGACCTACCTCAACGCCCACATCACCCAACTCCTCGTTGGGCGTGTCGCAGAGTGACAACCATGTAGTTCATGCTGTAAGGTTCTTCGCAACAGACGCATGCCCGAAAACATGCGCATCGGCCCGATCGAGCGTCACGCTCTCGGGCCATCCTTGACTCCTCGCCCGGCGCACGAGACACCGGACCCACCACTAGAGACCCGGGCTAAGCACATGCACGGGCGAGGACACACGTCAGGAGGGCGCATGGGCGAGCGCATGGTCATCGTCATCGAGTACGACGCAGACCTCGACACCCAGCAGGCACTCAACGACGCGATGACCCAGATCCGGGAAGGCGCCGACCGTCTCGACCCGGAGCTCATCAAGGTTGTCCGGGTTCACGTCGGCACCAAGGACTACGCCGATCGGGTTCTCGCAGTGTTCAAACCCACGGTCGACTTCGCATCCGTCGACGACGACGATTACCTACACGCACTCGACTGAACCGAGGGAGATGAGGTGGGCTGTGGCGTGGGCCACCTCCGACCGCCGGCAACGCCTACCCCCCAACTGGCAGGCCACCCGGGCGCAAGTCCGGGCCAGGGCACAGGGCAGATGCGAGGCCACGACGCACGACCCCGACTGCGACGGACACGGCACAGACGCCGACCACATCACCCCCGGCGACGACCACACCCCGGGGAACCTGGCATGGCTGTCCGGGCCGTGCCACAAGGCCAAGACCGCACGCGAGACAGCAGCAAGGAACACCGCACGCGCCGCCATGAGGCGACGTCCAGTTGAGACACACCCAGGAGAGATGCCATGAAGATCACCCTGACCAAGCCCCTCGGCGGCAACGACAAGGGCGACACGATCGAAGTGCTCGACCCGATCGGCGAACGGCTCATCGCACGCGGCGCGGCTGAGAAGCCGAAGGCGACGCGCAAGTCCGCGACCGACTCCGACTGACCCCTGGGGGCGACTCCCCTTCCCCCTTGATGAGTAAACCGCGGGTATAGCAGTCGAAATCCAACATGCGACCTCTTCCCGTTTTTCGGCCCTGGTGGCCTCCCGCTGAGCCCCTGGAGGGCGTGATGAGCAAGGCGACAGCCCCCAAAGGGCTCGACTCTGTCGGGTCGAAACTGTGGCGTGACGTGACGAGCAAGTACGACCTGCGCGTGGACGAGCTGATGGTGCTCGAGAAGGCGTGTCGGGCGTCCGACCGGATCGTGACGATGGAGCTGGAGCTCGGCGTCGTGGGCGTGATGTCGATCGGCTCGATGGGTCAGCCAGTCGTGCACCCGCTGGTCGCCGAGATCCGGGCGCATGAAGCTCAGGTGGCGTCGCTGCTGGGCCGGTTGAAACTGCCGGACGACCCTGCGCGCGCCGGTGAGGTGCCGCGGTCGACACAGGCTCGTGCTGCGGCTCAGTCGCGGTGGTCGACGGCGCATGGCGCAGGCGCGTAGTGGTCTGACGCTGCTGACGTCCCGTGAGGACGAGAAGCGCGAGATCGTCACCTGGTACGAGGAGATGATCGAGGCCGCGACTCCTCCGGTTGGTCTGCGGTGGGAGCCGGTGAAGGTCGGCCCGACGTGGCAGTACGACGGCGGGTGGGTCCTGCCGGCGGCGACGTTGGGATGGGACTTCCTGGCGTGGACGGGCATGTGGCTACGCCATCGCAGCAAACCGTGGGCGTACACCCCGGAGCAGGCACGGTTCATCCTGCACTTCTTCGCGGTCGCCGAGACTGGTGTCTTCGGGCATCACTCGGCGGTCTTGCAGCGGCTCAAGGGCTGGGGCAAGGACCCGCTGGCGGCGACGCTCGCGGCAGGCTATATGTTCGCCGATGTGGTGTTCGACCACTGGGACGGCGACCGGCCGGTTGGGCGCGAGGAGCCTGATGCCTGGGTGCAATTGGTCGCCGTCTCCCAGGAGCAGACCAAGAACACCATGAAACTCATGCCGGGTCTGATCCCGGTTGAGACGCGGTTGTACTACGGCATCCAGATCGGCAAGACGAACATCTGGGGCTTGGGTGACACCCGCCAGATCGAGGCCGTCACCGCGTCCCCGTTGGCGATCGAGGGCGGTCGTCCGAAGCTCATCGTCCGCAACGAGACGCAGAACTGGAACAGCAGCAACGGCGGGCACGACATGGCCGGCACGATCGAGGGCAACGCGGCCAAGGCTGAGATCAGTGCCCCGGCCCGGGTGCTGGACATCTGTAACGCGTTCCGCCCTGGTGAGGACAGCGTCGCCGAGCGGGTCCGTGACGCCTGGGAATCCACACAGGGCGACCGTGAGGCCGAGGACGAGGCGGACCGGCCGAAGTTCCTTGAGTACGGGCTGCTCTACGATTCTCTCGAGGCCCCGCCTGACGCCCCACTGACCGCTGAGGCCGCCCCGGATGTCGTCGAGGCTATCCGGGGTGACTCGGTGTGGCTGGACGCTCGCGGGCGCATCCTCAAGTCGATCCTGAACCCCGCGAACCCGCCGAGCGAGTCGCGGCGCAAGTGGTACAACCAGGTCACCGCGACCGAGGACGCGTGGGTCACCCCCCAGCAGTGGGACCAACTCGCCCGGCCGGATCTGGCGCTCGAGCCCGGTGAGGAAGTCGGGCTGTTCCTGGACTGCTCGAAGTCCGACGACGCGACGGGCCTCATGGGCTGCCGGATCTCTGACGGTCACCTGGTGACGCTAGGCATGTGGCAGAGGCCGCCGAGTGTGCGGGGCAAGGGATGGTTGGCTCCCCGGGAGAAGGTCGACGCGGCTGTGACGGCTGCGTTCGAGCGGTACCGGGTGGTGGTGTTCTTCGGTGATCCGTCGCACGTCCTGGACGACGAGACGATGAACCGGTACTGGGATGCCATGTTCGACGACTGGCACCGTCGCTACCGGACCAAGCTCGCGTTGTGGGCCAAGCCGGGCAAGGACGCCGGGCACTCGGTGATGTTCGACATGGCGTCGCTGGACAACCAGAAGCGGTTCGTCGAGGCGGTCGGGCTGGCCGAGGCGGACATCGAGGCCAAGGCGCTGACCCACGACGGGGACGCGCGGTTGCGGAACCACGTCCTGAACGCCCGCCGGCAACCCACGCGGGCGGGTGCGTCGATCGCGAAGGAACATCGCGAGTCGAAGAAGAAGATCGACCTGGCGGTATGTGCCATCGGGGCACGGATGGTCCGCCGCGCCTACCTGAACCGACAGTCCTCCAAGCGCGGGAAGGGGCGTGTCTGGTGAAGCCTGCTGACGTGATCGACCTGCTCGAGACCGAGCTGATCCCCGCCTCGGTGCTTGAGCGTGCCCGCTTGGACGACATCGACGTGTGGCTCTCGAAGGAGAACCCGGTCGAGGTGTACCGGCAGGCTCACACGCCGGTGAACTCTGAGAAGGAGCTGCTGGCGAAGTTCTCGCACACGCCGATCCTACGGCTGGTGGTCGAGGAGTGCGCTCAGCAGATGGTCCTGGAGGGTGTGCACTCGGCGGGGCGCGACACGGGGCCGATGTGGGAGCCGTGGGAGCGCAACGGGATGCCGTCGCGTCAGGGCGCGCTGTGGAACGCCGCGATCGGGTACGGGCTGGCGTACACACTGACCCTGCCCGGTCAGGTGCCCGGTGACCCGGCGAACCGGGCTGTGATCCGCGCGCTGTCCCCGCGGTCCCTGTTCGTGGTCTACGGCGACGTCGTCGAGGACGAGTGGCCGATGTTCGGGCTGCGGACCATTGCCCAGCGTAAGGGTGTCGCCTACCGGCTGATCGACGAGGAGGCGGTGCACTACGTCGCCCGTGACGAGTCGGGCGCCCTGGTGTACATCGAGCCCCGCTACCACGAGGTCGGGGTCACGCCGATCGTGCGGTGGGCGAACGGCCTGGACCTGGAGGCCCGGACGCCGGGTGAGGTCGAGAAGTTCGAGGTCGTGGCGAAGCGGTACAACAAGACGACCTACGACCGGCTCCTGATCCAGCACTACAACTCCTGGCGCATCAGGACCGCCACCGGGCTCGAGGACGCGGGCAGCCCCGAGGAGAACGAGCGGGTCAAGGCGCTGCTGCGTCACGAGGACATCCTGACCGGTGGCGAGGGCGTGCAGTTCGGTTCCCTGCCGGAGACCACGATGGACGGTGTCCTCAAGGCCGCCGACGTCGACCGGGACACCATCGCGGCACTGTCGCAGACCCCGGTGTGGGCGCTGAACGGCGGGCAGCTCGTGAACCTGTCCGCTGACGCCCTGGTCGAGGCCCGGTCGATGTCCCGACTCAAGGTGCAGGACAAGCAGCGGGGCATGGGTCGCTCGGCGGCGCAGAACCTACGCCTGGCCGCGCACATCGAGGGCCGCGTGGACGACGCCGCGGACTTCTCGCTGAAGATGATGTGGGCGGACATCGAGTCCCGGTCGATGGGCCAGGCCGCGGACGCCCTCGGTAAGATCGCGTCCCAGTTGCGGGTCCCGGTCGAGCTGCTATGGGACCAGATCCCGGGCATCTCCAAGACGCTGGCCGACGAGTGGCGCCAGTACGCCGAGGACCACCCGTCCCCTGACGCGCTGCTGGCCTCCGCGCTGGACCGGCAGGCCAACGGGACGGTCTGACGATGGCTCTGACGCGCCAGGGCCGGGCACTGACCGACCGGCACCGCCGCGGGCAGGTCAGGCTCGGTGCGGGCGCTGTCGTCGAGGCGCTGGCAACGTGGCGGCTGCTGGACCTGGCGGACCTGGATGCGTCGACCCCGACGTGGCTTGCCGTGCAAGGGGGGCTCATGCGGCAGCGGTACGCGACGTCGGCGGACCTGGCTGAGCGGTACGTGACCGACTTCCGGGCTGCCGAGATCGGCACGCCGTCCGGTGTGGTGCTGCGGCCGCCGTTCAGCGAGGCGGCCGCGACCGCGACCCTGCTGGGCAACGGCCCGCGTCTGACGAAGATGCTGATCGGTCGTGGTGCGGACCCGGAGGAGGCGTTCGCGCGGGCGTCCCGTGAGGTGCTGGGCCGCACGCAGAAGTGGGCGATGGCCGGCGGTCGCAACACGATCGAGCACACCGCACGCATGGACGTGAAGGCGGCTGGATATCGGCGGGTCAGCGACGGTCATCCGTGCGCGTTCTGCGCGATGCTCGTGTCTCGCGGGATCGCGTACTCGCGGGAGAGCGGTGGCTTCAGGGCGCACGATTACTGTGGATGCTCGGTCGAGATCGTGTACGGCAGATGGGAGCCGACCAAGACCGAGTACGACTGGAACGACGCCTACGCGAACGCCTCCCGCGAGGCTGGCGCGGCCGGAGAGACGCGCAACGCGGCGAACATCCTGCCCCGCATGCGGCGATCCGGCTTGTTCAGCGACTCGCCCACCCCCTAACTCGTGCACGTTCGTGCGCGCGCTGCCCTGGTGGCAGCATTTTCACCCCAATGCCCCTGGAGGGCTGACGCATGGCCGATGAGGCAACCCCAGTAGTCGAGCAGGACACCGCCGAGACGGAGACCACCGAGCAGGAGCCCCAGGAGGGCGCCGAGCAGGAGCCGACCGACGACGGTGACAAGTTCGACCCGAGCAAGGCGCTCGAGAAGATCCGCAAGCTCAACTCCGAGGCCGCGAACCTGCGTAAGCGGGTCAAAGAGGCCGAGGGGAAGGCCGCGGACACCGGCGAGAAGGACGACCGCATCAAGGCCCTGGAGGCCGAGAACCTGCGGATCCGCATCGGTGCCCGCTGCGAGCTCCCGGAAGAACTGATCGACCGCCTCAAGGGCGACACCGAGGAAGAGATCCTCGCTGACGCCGAGAAGCTCCTCAAGCTGGTCACCCCCGCCAAGCGCCCGCCGACTGCGAAGCCGACCGAGCGTCTCAGTGGCGGTGGGGACCCGACCGCGGAGCCCGAGGAGACGGACATCTCCAAACTCGGCGCCCGGATGTTCCGGCGCTGATCCACCCCGCACGGCCCGCCACGGGCCTGCTGCGGTCAACGACTGACCTAGGAGGTCACCGTGGCTAACATTCTCTGGACCCCGGATCAGGCAGCGCGCTCGACGCTCGCTGCGCTCCGGTGGCTCACCACCCTTCCCCGCACCGTCCGCCAGGACTTCTCCGGCGAGTTCGTCGCCGGCCGCGGTCAGACGGTCAACGTGCGCAAGCCCGTCTCGGCTGGCGTGGCCCACACGTACACGTCGGTCGAGCGTGCCGCGCGCACGGCGATCACCTTCAACGAGCTCACGGAGACGTGGGTCCCGGTCGTGATGGACACCCAGGTGTACAACGCGATCCGCCTCCCGGACGACTTCGCGACGTTCAACCTGGAGTCCCTGGAGCGTCAGGTGCTCGTCCCGCAGGCCGAGTCCGTCGTGGACGAGGTCACCGCGCCGCTCATCGACGAGATGGAGGCTGTGGCATCCGCCACGGGTCTCGAGATCGCGCTCAACGGTCTCAACGCGCTGGCCGTGGTCACCAAGGCACGCCGGGTGCTGAACGCCCGCAAGGTGCCCTTCGCCGACCGGTTCCTCGCCGTCGGCTCGGGTGTCGCCGAGCTCCTGCTCGGTCTCGATCAGCTCACGAAGGTGAACGAGTCGGGGTCGGATGGTGCGCTGCGTGAGGGCACCATCGGGCGCCTGCGCGGCTTCACGGTGATCGAGGACCCGGCCCTGACGGACGACTTCGGGGTGGCCTACCACCGCGACGCGTTCGCCCTGGTGACCCGGCCGTCCCGTCAGCCCGAGGGCGCGGCCAAGTCGGCCACCGTGGCGCAGGACGGGTTCGCCCTGCGCTGGATTCAGCACTACAACCCGCTCCAGCTCGAGGACCAGTCGGTGGTCGACACTTTCGTCGGCGCCGCGACCCTCGACGCCACCCGCGCCGTCTCGATCTCGGTCGCGACGGTCTGACAGGAGCGCATCATGGCGACACAGATCCCGCTCGCGAATGTCTCAGCGCTCTCTGACTGGCTCGGTGAGCCCATCACTGAGCCCGAGGACATCACGCGGGCGGGGTCTGTGCTCACCGCCGCATCGGTGCTGGTGCGAAATTTCACCGGCAAGACGTGGCTCATGGACGCCGGGGTCATCGACCCTGACCTGCCGGACGACGTGCTCATGGTCACCGTGCAGGTCGCGGCCCGCGGGTACATCAACCCGGAGGGGTGGCGTGACGAGCGGGTCGACGACTGGGGCGGGCAAGGCCGCGTCGTGCCTGAGGCGGGGCTGTTCCTGACCGCTTCGGAGCGGGCGATCCTCACCGGGCACCGTGCGGCCAAGCCGGCCGGCATCGGTGTCATGGCGACCACTCGCCGCGAGTCGGTCCCCACGCTCGACTCCTACGTGCCCACGGACGGTGGGACGTGGATCCCCTGGTACTGAGCGGAGGCTGACGTGCGTCCTCCGATGAACGCCGCGCGCCGCCGACGGGTCGAGTCCCTGATGCTCGACACGTGCACGGTGGGGAACCCTACGGGCGCGATCACGAACGAGACCACGGGTGTCGTGACGGTGACGTACACGAACGTCTACACGGGCCGATGCAAGGTCCAGTCGACGTCGGGCACAGAGTCGAACCCGACCGTGGGCGGTGCGACGTTCACGGTCCTGCGCTCGGAGGTGCATGTCCCGGTCGGCGCGTTCACCCCGGACGACGGGCAGGTCGTCACGATCACGGCGTGCGCACTCGACGCGCTCCTGGTGGGCCGCGTGTTCCGCGTGGTGTCCCTGCTGCACAAGTCGCAGGCGACCGCGTACCGGCTAGGTGTCGAAGAGGTCGTCTGATGGCGATCACCTTCGACTCCTCCGATCTGGGCGCCCTCTCGGCGGACCTGACGAAGGCCGGCGATGAGGTGCAGAGCAAGGCTTACGGGGTCGTGTCCCGCGGCGCAGTCCAGATCAAGGCCCAGTTGCGTATGGAGATGTACGCCTCGAAGTACTTCCATGGGATCGGGTCGTCGATCTCCTACGACATCCACGGCGGCGACATGTTCGGCGTCGGTGTGATCGAGGCTGAGATCGGCCCCACCACAGACCCGGGTTCGGCCGGCAACCTGGCGAACATCGCTTACTTCGGGTCGTCCCGTGGTGGTGGCACGGTCCCGGACCCGGTCGGTGCCCTGAACGCCGAACTGCCCCGGTTCGAGGCCGCGCTCGCCAAGATCGCCGGGGAGGGTATCTAGATGCTCGCCCACATCACCGCGATCAAGGCGCTCCTGACGCCCGTGCACACGACTTACGACACGGCCGCGCCGGCGAATCCGCCGATGCCGTACTACCTCGTGTGGGGTCCGGGTGGGACGCCTGGCGTCGAGCAGGCTGTCGATGACGTGCGACTCGACATTGACGCGATGGTCGGCGTGACGACGGTCGCGGCGAACCCGACTGCGGTGCGCGTCGCGCAGGGTCAGTCTCGCGGCATCTTGGCGCCGTCCGGTCACGCGGTGACGTTGACGGTCACGGGCCGTATCGCGTGGTTGCGCCTGTTCGACTCGCAGCCTATCGAGGTCGACAACGCGGTGACGCTCCCCGATACCGGGCACCCGTGCTACGGCGTCGACATGTACCGGTTGATCAGCACGCCCGCCTGACCCTTCCCCCCAACCCAACCCCTGCCGTCCGGTATGGGGCTGTCAACCATGCCCGGAGGCACTCATGTCCGAGTTCAAGCCCATCGAGGTCGACCTCGTTCCGGACGAGACCTTCGTCCC